GGAGACGACGCCGAAATCTTCGACCGACTTGTCGTAGATCGAGTAGAACTTGGGCTTCAGCAGACCGAACATCTTGTCGACGTTGATGCCCTGCTGGCTGTCGTACTGGAACATCTTCTCGCTCCACTCGGGCGGGCCGAGGTCGCTCATGCCCAGCGCCTGGGCACCACACAGCAGCGTGCGGGTGCCGTCGACGAGGCCGCCTGCGCCCCACTTCGAGCCCGAGGCCGCGCCCTTGGTGGAGTAGACCAGCCGGTGCTCGTGCAGCACGGCGCCGTCGATCGTCACCTGACCGCCGGTGAACCACGGCGAGGCTTCGCCAGACTTGGTCGCCACGCCGACGACCGCACGTTGGTAGTTGTCGTCCTTCTTCAGCGCGGCCAGGGTGCCGGGCTTGACGAGGAGCATGTAGTACTCCTTGCCGCCGCTCATAAGCGGCTTGATGTAGTGGTCCTTGGCGTAGGCGATCAGGTCCACGATCATCTTGTAGCTTGGGACATACGCGTTGGTGATGCTGCCCGTCACGCTGGGCACCAGAGCCGTGCCGTTCCACATCAACGAGCGATTCGTCGTCGGCGCCGAAACGTCCGCAGCGAACGCGAGATTGGGGAACGGCGAGCCGGCGTCGCGCGCGCTGCCATCGGGCTTGAACGAATAGGAGATGCCCGACAGCGTCTGGAAGGCCAGTTGGTCCATGCGGTTCGCCAGCCAGTAGGCCAGCCGGTCGCGGGCATGCTCGCGGAAGCGGATCACGGTCTTCTGCTCGGCCAGCTTGCCGGTGTTACGAACACCGTGCGAGATCAGGTCGATGTTGATGACCTGCGAGTAGGACTGCATCGCCTCCTCGTTGCCTTCCCGCTCGTTGTCGCCCTGCACGCCGTCTTCGACCAGATCGGCGACGAGGTGCATGATGCACTGCTCGCCCTTCTCGGTCTTCGTCAGCTCCGTGACGCGCTGGATCATCGAGGACTCGGACGTCCCCACGAACTTGTTGATGAACATCTGGTCGCGTGCGGCTTGCCACACGTCGCGCGACCACACGAGTTTCTGCTGCGGCGTGAGTGCCGCGAAATTGGTTTGTGCCATGACGGCTTCCTTCCGAAAAAAGTGGATGAACACTGTTTCCGGGCAGTGCGCCGCCCAAGCCGCGATGACATCGATTGCGGATCGAAGAGACCGGCTCCTTTAACGCCTGAGCTTGGCGATGACATCCCTGCGGGGGAAGACCGGCCGGGTTGAGGCACCCGGCGGGCCGCGTGGTCAGTCGCCTCGGAGCTTGCGCTTCTCGGCCTCGGGCAACGCCCGGAACTGGTCCTCGGTCGCCTTCTCCACGTCGAAGGCGTCCAACATCTTCTCGCTGCGCGCGCCCACACCGGGCATCGCTGGCGGCTGGTTCGCCGCCGCCCTGGCGTTGGCCGTGCGCTGCGCCACGGTCCTTGCGCTCGGCTGGCCGTCGATGCTTGGCACGCTCGGCGTGCTGGGCGCATAGAACTTGACCACCCGCGCGGAAGCCTCTCGCAGCGCATTGTGCATGGGTTTGCCTTCGGCAACCAGTTGATTTCTCAACGCAATTACCATCTGGATCGCTTCTGGATTGGCCTGTTCTCCACTTTCGTCGAGGAACGGGTAATCGGTCTTGATGGCTTTTGCCGTATCGGCAAGCAGGCGGTTTTCGTGATCGATGTTGGCCTGCGTGCGAGCGCGCTGGGTCGATTCCTCCATGATGTAGTTGTCGACCTCGACCTGAATCTGCGTGGCCTTGTCGGTGTCGCCGTCGAGCAGCGCGGTGTTGTACTCCTTGCGCTTGGCCGCGAGATCGAACGGCGCCGACTGTGGGATCGACGGACCCTTGCCCGTGATCTGCGACATCAGCGTCTCGTTCATCTGAAGAAGACGCTTGCGTTCCTCGTTGACCTCGTTGAACCGATTGACCGGGACATACGAGCTTGCCTTGCCTCTGGGCTCATCGGGTTCGGGTGGCGTGATTGGCTGCTGCGGCTCAACCACCGCACTGTCAACCGCACTGTCAACCGCACTGTCAACCACGCTGTCAACCACGTCGCCGCGATCGAGTTGCGGCGGGCTGTCGCCGTCCACCTGACCGTCGGTGATCTGACTCGTTTCTTCGCGCTCGGCGACTGCTTGCTTCGGCATTGCTTGCTCTCCTATGGTGTGTCGTTCATTGCGGCTGCCCTATCGCGGCGTCCGCCCTCTCGATGCCTCGGCGCATCCCCACCTGCGGGTTGGCCGGGTTGAGGGGGCGCGTGTTCTCGAGCAACGGTGGCAGCGAACCCGTTGGAAGAGAAGAACTCGGGATGATCGGCGGGGCGTCCTTGTCCTCGAAGCCGGCAGACTTGAGCAACTGGTCGGCCAGCGGCGCGACGGCGGGCATGGTGGCGATCTGGTTGGCCGCCTGGGTCGAGGAGAACATGGCCTCGACCGCAGTGGACACGGCTTCCTGAAGTGTGCGGATGGTCTGCGCCTTGATGAGTTCGGCCTTTGCTTCGTCGACAGGATCGATCTGCCGCATGGCAGACATCTGCTCGACGATCTCCTGCTTCCTCTGAAGCGTGGAGTGCTGCACCATCACCACGTCGGGGATCGCCACGCCGGCCTGCCTCAGTTCCAGGGCCTGCTGGAACTGGCTGTTGTCGAACGTGACCTGCATCGGCTGCTCGGTGATGACCACGTCGTAGTCACCTTCGGTCAGGTCGTTGATGTACGTCCCGGTCTCCTGGTCGTACTGGTTGACCGCAATCTTTGTTTCGGTTGCCCGACCTGTTCTCATGTCCATGCCGGCGATGCGGAAGACCCGCTCCTCGGTGTAGAACTGCTTCATCAGGTTGAGCAGCTTCTCTCCGAGCATGTGTCGCGTTCTCTGCAGGTTGTCCAGCGGCATGGCAAGTTGTTGCTGGGCCGCGAACTGCTTGTGCTGGATGGCCACACCGCTCTTCTCAGGGCCGGTGATCCCTCTCATCGCTTCGGGGATCGTCACCTCTTTGAGAGCTTCGGAGGCGATCGTGATTATGCGGTCGACGCCGTCGGGAACACGGTTGGGCTGGATTTTCTCGGGGACTTTTGAGCCCTGCTTGATCTCGAGCACGAGGCCGGTGGAGGCGCCCTCGTTCTCAAGATCCTTGGTGGTCATGTTGGTCAGGCTGTTTTGCTCGACGACCCATCCCGAGTTCGCGCTGGTGTTCAACACGTGAAGGAACTGCGAGATGCCCTTGTTCCTGGCCTGTTGTGGGCCGATGGCGTTATCGACCATGCCGAGCGTCTCGCCTCTTCGGAAGTAGGCGAAATAGGGAACGACCGTGAAGTCGTCGTAAGGACTCCATTCGTCGTGCAGCGTCTCCTGAGAGGTCGCCACCGACCACTTCACGCGGCGCTGCCGGGCCTTGGTGAGCACCGCGCCGGCGGCCAGTTGCTGCTGAAGCACTTCTGGCGTCAGGTTCTCGGCCAGTTTCAGATCACCCGAGACAGGATAGAAAAGGCAGCGCGACAAGGTCTGCACCCAGCGTTGACGTTCGATCACCCTGACGCGTTCGAGCTTGCCGTCCAGCCAGCGCACGTCCCATGCTGCACCGCTGTGCATCGGGCCGGCGAACTTGTTCCTCGCCTCCCCGGAGTCGTCGAAGTCACCGAAGTCGTTCTCGGTGTAGTACTGGGAGTTCTCGACGGTCGATCGTGCTTCCTTGCCGTAGGCTTCCTCGATCTCGTCGAGGGTCAGCCAGCGGGTGATGAGCACGTCGCTCCATCCGTCGGGTTCATAGGTCTTCGCGTCGGGATCCGGGACCACGTCCAGGGGATCGAGCGTGCTGATCGTGATGTCGCCCATGAAGTTGCGGTTGAACTTGACACGAACGTCGAAGTAGCCGCGCTGCTGGATCAGGCCGTCCGAGAACACCTGCGTTTCGTGCCAGTGCAGGCGGTTCTGGTCGGCGACCTGCATGACGATCTTGGAGCGGATGTCCGCCTGCTTCTGGTCGGCGTCTCCACCCCTCGGACGGAAAGAGATGTCCATGCGGTTGGCGATCTGGTAGCCGATGGCCGCGTTGACCGAGGGAAGGATCGAGTTGAACTCGTAGGCCGGCCGGCCCTCTTCCTGAAGGATCTTGAGGTCTTCTTCCGACCACTGTCTTCCGCCACCGAGGTACATGCGCTCGCACACGCGAGCAGCCTTCTGGAACTGGCGGTGTCCGCGATCCAGGGCGTAGCAGTAGCGGTCCCAGTTCTCGGTGACGGGTCTGTCCATGCGAACTCCTATGCCGCCATCGCTGAACGACGACGCTTGTGGGTTGCGAAGCGCGTCTCGCGCCACGTCGGTGGGTCTGGCTCACGTTGAGCGACGTTCTCGGAGAACGTCAATGCAAGCGCGTCGGCCGAGTCCGGGCTTGGGATCCCGTCGGCCTTCATCTTCTCCTTGGACTTCAGCACCATCCTTCGTGACGAGTCGTAGGAGTAGGGCACCGAGGACAGTTCTGCAGCAAGCACATCGTCGTCCGGGAGTAGACAAGGATCATCGGCAATCCAGTCCTTCATGCGGCCCCAGCTTTCGGCCCTTCGGTTGAGGTACTTCTCGGAGTCGTGGGGCTTTCCTCCAAAGTGGACCCGGTGGACCCGCTGGTACTGAAGCTCGAGCAGTCGATCGGCCACGCCGGTTCCGACGCCCGTCACGTCGACGTTGCAGGCGTCCGGTTGAATGTCGTCGAGAAAGCTGGCAACCAGCCCCGCGAGTTCCATCGTGCCGATGTTCTTGTACCGCTTGACCCACACCACACGTCTTCCCCAGCGGTAGACGACGGCCGATTCGTCGTCCCCGTACTCGGCGGGATCCACCCCGATGACACGAACGCCACGGTCGAACATCGGCTTGGGTCGTTTTGCCTTGGCGACCATCACCGGTGAGATCAGCGCCTTCTTCGCAGAACGCATGAAGGCGAGGTCTGCAGAGGCGGGGTACTCTTGATCGAACAGGGCGTTGTCCCCGGCGAAGTCCGAGGCGATCTTGCCCCGTCTCCACGCCATCTGCTCGATGGAGAGTCCGTAGGCGTTCATGTACTCGATCTCGTCGGCGTCGAGTTCGAAGTTTTCGGGGGGTGTCTTGCGGTAGCCGCTGTCCCAGAACCACGGGATGAAGATCGGGATGAAGTCGGACTCTCCCCTGATGGCGGCCACCCACATCGAATGGAACGGATTGCCGACACCGTTGGCGGTGGATTCGAGGATCACCTCGGTCCCGGGAAGATCGGGGATGGCCTGACCCACACCAGCCAAGTGATCCCCGGCCGATGGCCAGAAGGCGACCTCGGAACCGTGGAAGAACTGGGCCGTCTGCGATCGCCCCGTAGCCCTGGCACCTGCGGTGGCGACCTTGTACCCAGACCTCATCCCACCGAAGTGAAGCTCCTTGGCGTTCTCGGTGCTGACCCGTGGCTTTACCCTATCGGGACTGAGTTCCCAATAGCGCTTGACCATCGAGAACAGGTTGTCGGTGGCCGGCTGCTCGTGGGTCAGGATGACGGCGGTCTTCCCGAAGTCGGTCGAGGTCTTCTGGTAGTACCGGGCGGAGATGTAGGTCGACATCCCCTGCTGGCGGGCCTTCAGGATGATCGCCCTGACCTTCCCGGTGAGTCGCTTCTGGGTTTCCAGCCGCTCGTGGACGTACCTCTGGGCGTCGTTCCACCTGAACAGGACTTCCCGACCCGACTTGTCGCGTATCTGCAACGACGTCTCGCACAGAAACTCCAGGTCCATGGCCATGCGGGCCAGCAGATCAGCGTACTCCATCTTGCCTCACTCGCTCGATCAGCTCAACGGCGCGCAGCATGGCTTCATCCGCGTCCATCGCGTTCTCGTGGCAGCGCATGAACAACATGGACAGCGTCGCCAGCCTCTTCGAGTACCCGATCAGATTGTCGCTGTGCGCGGTCAGCCCGGCCACCCTGCGCTTGTCCTGGGCACGAAGATCCAGTTCCTCGATCTCCTTCGAACTCACCTGACCACTGAAGAAGATGGTGTAGCCACCATCGAGGTCGTTCTTTCTCAGCACCTGCAGGTTCATGCTCCCTCCTTTGGGACTCCACGCCGCATTTTTACATCACGCTTGGGGGTCCCATTGACATTTTCTATCGAACATTGACTATCGCGTACTACGTGGTGGTAGGGATTTTCCGGTCCATCGGGAGTGGGGTCATTTCAGATGGCAAGGCCGGTGGAGCAGGAGGTAACCCCGCGCACCATGGGTGGGGGTCGGGGGTCCCACTCCACCATCCACCCCCACACCCCACGGGGCACGCCCCACTCCACCCGCCGGTGGATGCGCCGGCCGGCATCGACTCGAACCAGCAGCGCGCGCGGCGCGTGCGCGCCCCACGTCCTGGGATGGCGCATCGGCCCACGGGCGGTCGTTGCCATCGACCGCCCGTGACGCTGCGCTAAGTCCTTGATTTATATGGGGGGACATTCGCATCGGCTTATGCATCGGCCCGAGGGGGCGCCGGGTCCACGTCCACGATGTCCGCGGCCGGTGAGTCCAGCCGACGGCGGATGCGCATCATGAAGTCCTCGAATGCCCCGCCTTCCGACTCACCGCCGATGTTTAGCACCTGCCGCTCCAGCTGGACGAGCTGGCGGGTAGCGTCAGCGAGCTGGCGGGCGATGGCAACCCGGCCACCCAGGCCTAGCGCGCGCTGGAACGCCGCAGCGCGTTCGGCCTTGCGTGTCGGGGGTTCATTGCCGGCGTCGTCGCTCACCAGCTCGGCCAGCCGCGAGAACAGGCCCGGCGCCCCACTCTGCTGTTCCAGCTCCTCGGCCAGCCGCGCTACCGTCGCCCGCAGCGCCCGCACGTCGCCACGGTGGGCAATGATGGCCTGCGCCTGTAGCTGCGCCTCTACCTCGACAGTCCTGCTTTCCAGCACTTCGGCACGGCCGGCAGCCTTAGCGGCGCTTAGTTCGTCAGCGCTAACTAACTGAGCCGCTAACTTCCTATCTGTTTCCGCCTTGACCTTACCAGGTAGGTCGCGGACCCATCCGACCTTACGGGCGTGCTGAACGATGGCGGCATCTGTGATGCCGAACTCCGCGGCTAGATCCTTGAGGGTACGCCGGCCGGCGCGGTACAGCGGGCCGATTGCATCCCAGTCTACGAGGCGTCGCCGGGGTTTCCCGCGTCCACCGGGCAGGCCTGGGGAGATGTCTGAGGGTTGCGCGCTCACTGGGCCACCTTGAGCGTTGCGAGGATCATCCGCCGGGCGAGCTGCTCGGCCTTGGCGCGGGGTAGGCCGGCGTCGTATTCGAGGATCGCGGCGCGCTCTTCCCACCATTCGAGGATCGCGGCGCGCTGCTTGAGGGTCATCTTTGCAAGGTCTTTGGGGGTCGTCATCGGCGCCTCGGCTTGCAGATCACGTCAACGGTCCATTCAGCCTTGCGGCCCGGACCCGCATCTGCGGTGATGATTGCCTTGTACCGCTGCCCCGCCACGACCCCAAGGGTGTCCGCCAGCGTGCAGCGATACACCCCGCGCGTGCCGGTGACGTAGCTCAAGGCCAGGGGCCACGTCTCACCCCCCACGGGGTGGCCGGCGGAGTCCCGCAGGGTCACGGACACGGTAGCAGCATCGAGGGATTCGCCGGTGGCGTCGTCCTGCAGGTGTTCCACCTCCAGCAGGCAGTCACTGCCATGGTAAAGCGTCAATGTGTCCATGTTGCCTTTACGTCACACGGGTAAGTCCCTATGTTGGTATTACGCAAAATCGCGCGGAAGCCTTGACGTGCGCCCTTTTGCGTCATACGCTCGCAGCGCGCGACAGCGCACCGGAACGCCAATTCTAGGACGTAACCCACACGAGGATGAAAATGCACTACACCACTCGCAGCGCCATTGCGGCGCACCGCACACAGCTCGCGGCACTGAACCGCGCGCAGCCGCGCACGGCACAAGCCGCCACGGCCATCGACGCCATGCGCCGGCTCACCATGCTGCGCATCGCCGCGCTGATGGGTCTGACCGTCGCGGCGCTCACGACCCACGCACACGGCGAATGCGACAAGCACCAGCAGATCGCCCACTGCCCGGCCGAAAGGGGGAAGTGATGACCACCACCGCAGGCGCCCGATGCGCCGCTGATCTGTCCGCGCTCCTTCGCGCGCGCAACCCCGTCTTGTGGGTTGTCTCCCGCGAGGAGGCGCGCGCCGAGCGCATCATCATCGAGGCCGCGACGGGCGCGGGCTATGGGCTGCGCGCCTGGGACTGCGCCGCCGGGATCACGGACCCGATCAGCGGGCGCGTGCTCGACGGATACCAGACCGACCCCGGGCAAGCGCTGGCTAAGGTGCGCGACGACACCGCGCGCGCCGTCTGGATCTTCCGCGACCTGCCGGCGTGGATCAAAGACCCGACCATCACGCGCGCCGTGCGCAACTTGGCGCGGGCCCTGCCGACGACCCCACGGGATCAGGCGCGCGCCGTCGTGATCCTGTCCCCGTCGGCCGATGTTCCCCCCGAACTTTCGGGGCATGCGATCGTCGTCGACGCGCCACTACCAGACCGCGACGAGATCGCCACGCTGCTCGACGCCGCGATTGATTCCCTGCCCGACGAAATTAAAGGGGGCGCCGCGCCGAACGGCACCAGGGAAGCCGCGATCGATGCGGCCGTCGGCTTGAGCAGCGACGAAGCGCAGGCTACTTTCGCGCGTTCACTGATCCAGCTTCGCAAAATCGATCCCGCTACCGTGGCCAATGAGAAGAAGCGGGTTATCTCCCGCGAGCGGGTGCTTGAATGGTTTGACCCGCACCCTGCCGGGCTCGACGCCGTCGGCGGGCTCGAGCCGCTGAAGGCGTGGCTCACGCAGCGTCGCGCCGCGTTCACCCCGCGGGCACGGGCCTATGGCCTGCCAGCACCGCGCGGCATGCTGCTGGTGGGCGTTCCGGGTTGCGGTAAGAGTCTCACCGCGAAGTGTGTAGCCGCCGCCTGGGGCATGCCGCTGCTGAGACTCGACCTCGGGGCACTGCGTTCCAAGTTCGTCGGCGAATCCGAGCAGAACATCCGCAAGGCCCTCAAGGTGGCCGAAACGGTGAGCCCCTGCATTGTCTGGCTCGACGAGATCGAAAAAGCCTTGGCAGGTGCAACGCAGGGGGCCGCCGACGGTGGCGTGAGCGCCGATTCCCTTGGGGTCATCCTGTCGTGGATGCAAGAGCGCGCCGGCGCCGTCTTCGTTGTCGCCACGGCAAACGATGTGAGTAAGTTACCCCCCGAACTACTCCGTAAAGGCCGATTCGATGAAATCTTTTACGTCGGCCTGCCTACGATGGTCGAGCGCTGCGAGATCATCAAGGCCGCGCTCAAGCAATACGGGCGCGCATCCTCGAGCGTCGATGTCGCTGCACTCGCGCGGCAGACCCCCGAGTTCACCGGGGCCGAGCTGGCGGCAC